TGTGACTGCTGCTGTAGCATCTGCTAGTTCAGAGGAGGATGATGCACTATCATACTTCCAGAAGTTAGCGGAAGAATAGCTGAGGGAAATTCGACTTTTAATTCCAAAAAAGTCGGAAAAAAAACCCCAGTATTTTTTGCCTCTATTAGTTTTTTTATTGATATAATCTAATATTTTCGGCTCTCTTTAAGGTTTCATCGACATATTCGGTGGAACCTTTTTTATATGTTTCTATGTCCTCTATATCATCTAAGACAACACTTATATATTCTGGTTTTAGGATGAAAATCTCTCTTTTCTTATTTTCTAGTTTTTCTTCATATTGGTAATTTGTGACTGGTCTGGTAATGTTGTTTGCAGTCGTTAATCCACCAATAAAGTAATCATAGTAAGTTGTTGAAAAATCTTCACTTACTTCTAATCCTTCAGGTACTATAACAACCTTATTACTGTCTTTTACCTCAATAGTCTCATAATGGTGAATTCCGTTATATATTTTATTATAATCATCATTATAAGTATCTAAAAGATGACGATTAAAGTCTTCTTGAGGTAATGGCCACTCATTTTGGACATTTATAATATTATTTGTTATGAGAATTAACCAGTCTAAAGTAGAATCTTGATAGACTTGTGCAGCGACATTATCTGGTCTATCGTCACCAACAACTGAGTATTTTTTAAAGAATGTTAGATTTTGGTAAATATCCTCTCTAAGGAATACTCTCTTAAAAAGATTTTTTACAGTAATGTAATCTGATATTTTAGCATCAGGAAGTCTGCTGACATATTCAAAATCTGGGACTAAATTAAAATAATTTGACATTTTAGAAACCTATTTCTGCAGGAAGTGAACCATCATTACCATAATCATCGTTGTATATTGGATTAAGTTCTCTAAAAGTCATTGACATTTGATATGCAGTCATTACACCATCTTCATATGTTGAGTAATTACCATTTGGTGTATAATTTACTCCAAATGTACCTAAAGCACATTCCTTAAATTTATTTAAGTATTTGTGTTCACCACCCTTAGAATTTCTATATGATAGTTGAAAGGTATGAGGTGATTTTAAGAATAATCTAGATTTTGTTCTAATGGGTGACATTCCTTGTTTGAAAAATCTAAGAATTTGAATAATAGTTTTTGCTTCTTTTTCACTTCTAGGAGCAAGAAGAAATTGGAAACTAAAGGTTCTTAATGAAGGACCATTAAACAATAGTTCTAAATTTGGGTTGGTAACAGCACCTGTGGTTCTGGTAAGCATATCACCTGCTCCTGCTGCCATACCTGCAATAACTGCTGCAAGTGCTTTTTTATTTGGACCCACAGCATTAGCAAGATTTGTTGCAGCATCTCCTGCAGCAGCTACACCTTGTCCAAGACCTTCTGATACTGCTGATAGTGCTATATTAGCCTTTGCCATATCTAATGGAGACATTTTACTATCACCATATCCAACAGTTTGACCGTCTTGAATTCCACCAGGAATAGGAAGAATAACTGTTCCTATGGTTCTTTTATTTGGATCTGATCTTTTCTTAAAGGAGAATGATTTATCATCAAAATCTCTTGGTTCATATTTGAGCATATCAAATTTTAAAAAGTCTTGACCATCTGTTCCTTGTCTTAAACTTTGGGGAAATACATATGATCCAAATCCACTTTCTCTTGTTCCAGCAGCAGCTTTACCTGCTCCTGCATTAAGAGCATCTGTTGCTGTTCCAGTAAGTGAATTAACTTTGGCGCTTTGTTCTGGTGTTAATCTTTTTTCATCTTGGTCATTTTCAGATTCGCCTCCTTGATTACCATTTCCGTTGGATTTATGGAAAGCTCTAGAATCTGCAGAATTTGTTACAAGGTCTGTGTTTTTTTCTAAACTTTTTGCTTGAGTTTTAGAAGCATTATTAATTGATTTTTGAGCAGATGCATTTCCTGTTATATCATCACTTGCCTTATTATTATAATTTATTTTACCATTCTCCTTTTCTCCTATTACTCTACCCCCTCCTCCTTTAGCATTATCATATTGGACAATTTCTACTTTATAAGTTTTATTTCCATCTTTATCTTTAGTAGGCGTTATTTTAGTTCCAGTATAGATAGTTTTCTTATCTTTACCTTCCCCTATTTCAATTTTATTTCGTTCGCTAGTGACTGCAGACATTAGATGTAGTCTTTTTACTTATTTAGGATGAATTTTCCATAAGGAAATCTGAGAAGGTCATCTAGTTCATCATATTGCACAATATACAGTTGTCCTGCTAGTTCTTCCCATGTATAATTGCGAGATTGTCTCCAATGAAAGTTCAATCCCTTAAATCCCCATGACTGTAAATCTGTACAAGCAATAAGAGGATGTTGGTCATATGTAATATCAGGAGTTTTTGCGTTGTATATAAAGGTATAGAATTGTCCTACTTCAGGAATAGGAGTTACAGTATTATTTAATGCTTCCATGATGATTAACATCATTTCTTCAGGATCACCTACTGATTTTTCTAGGTCTTCAACAACTTCTTCAATTCTATTCATTTGATACCTAACTCTTTTTCAGTAATAATTTTAAATTCAATTTTTCTGTCTTTACACCACTCATCTGCTGATTTCCATTTTGCCTGATTTACAGCATATGTCTTACATTCAAAAAGATATGATTTAGTCACTCTTTTTCTTTTCTTGGGTGATTTGGTTTGTTTAAGAGGTTTTACTTCAATAACATAAGTTTTAAGTTTACCTGTATTTTCTTTTACTTTGATAATGAAATCTGGAAAATATCGATGAACTCTTTTATCAACAGGAGATAGGTATGGAATCCAAAATTCTTCACTTCCCCACTCAACAATATTTTCATTTTGATCACAATAATTACAAAACCGTCTTTCCCAAGAACTACGGCAAATGATGTTAGTTATATCACCTTTATATTTCTTTGGTTTCTTCGGTTTAAATATACTCTTAATACTTTCTGCCATATCTCTTATACATAATATATAAGGTCAAAAAGTATTTATAAAATGCCACGAGTAGTAAGAGTCTCAGACATCAAAGCAAACTTATTAAGACCAGCAACCACTTCTCATTTTGAAGTTGAGATTCCTATTATTGATGCGCTTTCTAAATGGAGAGGTGTAGGTAAGCAAGATAAGATTCAATTAATGTGTTCAGAAGCAGTTCTTCCTGGATCTAATTTAGCAACATTTGAAATTAATAATGATAGAACAGGTGTAACAGAGAAGCATGTACATAGAAGAATATTTGATGATAGAATAGATTTAACTTTTTATGTTGATGCTGGATTGTATCAACCAATTAAATTTTTTGAGCAATGGATTTCATATATCACTAATGGAAGAAATATTAGTGAGGGTGATCAAGACACTCAATTGCTGCAAGATAATTATGACTATAGAATAAAATATCCTGATAGTTATATTGCTTCTTCTGGATTAAAGGTTACGAAGTTTGAGAAAGATCATCAAAATCTGTTACAATATGAGTTTATTAGAGTATTTCCTTTAGCAATAAATTCTATGCCAGTTTCTTATGATGCATCTTCATTATTAAAATGCACAGTATCTTTGAGTTATGTAAGATATGTCTTAAAGAATTTGCATAAGACAGCAGCATATTCTCAAACTACTCCTAGAGGACAAGCAAGATTTAATGCAGCAGGTCTAGCTGCTGGAGTTGTTAATGCTGCTGTGGATAGGTTGACTGGTAATGACTTCCTTGGAGATGTTGCTGGTGGATTTGCAGCAGCAGCATTGGGTAATATTCCTTATGTTGCCCCACCAAGGTTAACACCTCCAGAACCACCACAGCAAACACCTCCTAGAATAAATCGTCCAGGTTAAGTCACTAAATAACAATACTGAAGTGCTAAAGTAAATTATGCCTTTACCAAAAATTGCGACTCCGACCTATGAGTTGGAGTTACCTTCGACAGGTGCAACTGTTAAATATAGACCATTTCTTGTAAAAGAAGAAAAGGTTCTTGTAATTGCTCTTGAGAGCGAAGATAATAAACAAATTACTAATGCTATCAAAGCAGTTCTTAAGAGTTGTATTCTTAGCAAAGGAATTAAAGTAGAAGATCTTCCTACATTTGATATTGAATATTTGTTCCTCAATATTCGTGGTAAATCCGTTGGAGAAGATTTAGAAGTAAATATTATCTGTCCTGATGATAATAAAACTCAGGTTCCAGTAACAATTGCTCTAGATGAAATTGAAGTTCAGAAGAATGATAACCATAGTAATAAAATCAAAATAGATGATTCTATTATGATGGAATTGAAGTATCCATCACTTGATCAATTTATTAAAAATAATTTTGATTTTAATGATAAGAATATGATGGATCAATCATTTGATTTGATCGCAACTTGTATTGATAAGATCTATACTGAAGAAGAAGTATGGGCAGCTGCTGATTGTACTAAGAAAGAAATGAAGGATTTCTTAGAACAAATGAATTCAACTCAATTTAAAGAGATTGAGTCTTTCTTTGATACAATGCCTAAATTATCTCATACTATTAGTGTTACTAATCCTAAGACAAAAGTGAAGAGTGATGTAGTATTGGAGGGTTTAGCGTCTTTTTTCGCATAGCCCTACTGCATATGAGTTTGGGGGATTACTTCAAACTAAATTTTGCCTTGATGCAGTACCATAAATATAGCTTAACAGAGATTGAAAATATGATGCCTTGGGAACGAGACATCTATGTG